GCGAGAAGAGAAAGGAGTACGGTCATTCGGTCAGCAAGATCTTTAAGTGTGCTGAGTCTGAGCTCTTTACAGCTGAGCTTGGTGTTAATCTCATAAAGCTGGGCTTTGATCCCAGCGAACGCTTCCACTACAGGACGTTCCTCCACGGTGAATGCTCTTCCAAGGATAGAGCGCCAGAAATCGGTAATCAAAGCAACAGTCCTATTCCCAGGTGGTATTTGGGCTGCATCAGAGGACTTCAACTTTGTGGGCAATTTGTTTCCTTCAACTATTTCTTTCTGAGATTCGAGAATTGAGGCTTTCAATAGCTTAGTTAACTCGATATCTTCCATAACGGTGTTAAGTTCGTTCATGTGGGACTCAAGGGATTGAGTAATACAATTCCTAGAGTCGCGACTCCAAGTTGATGTGTCAACACCAAGATTGGACAACTCCGTTATGCGATCTTTGATGTTCTCATACAGTGTAGGAGGTGTGGTCTCATCTGAGTTCACCCGGGATAATAAAGCATCGAGTGAGACAGATTTAGGGGCACTAGTTGGTACAGGACCCAGCTCTTCTCCGGAAACAGGAGTCGCGAGTGATATGTCCTCTCCAGTGGTGTCAAGGACAGTTGTGCGTTGGTAGCGACCAAGGCGATCGCAAGGTACTCGCGATCGTTTCTCAAACGACTCTTTGTTCTCGCAAATTTTGAAGTAGATCTTTATGAATTCATCAAAATTGAATCGACGGCCTGGAATCTGAGTACGGCCGATATAAATTGTGGTAAGTGCTTCTCCAGATCTAGAACCATAAAATGTGAAATCAAAAGCATTCATTGGAGCAGACAGCTGCGAAATGGCCTGCTCGTCACGGATGAACTTCTTCTTGTCAGAAGAAGTGTAGATCTTAAAAGCATCTCGTAACTCGACTTTAACAAAAGCATGAATGCGGTTATGAATAGCCGCCTCCTCTCGTGCGCCACCCTTACTGACGCGGGCATCAATCTTCTGTTGGTTCGTAGTTGCAATCAGATATTTCGACGAAAATGGTCGACCTTTATCACCAATAGCGGCCTGGTTAGTTATAGCCGTGAACGGAGAAACAGCGTGAATGAGATCACCAAAGAAAATATCTGGAACCTTCTCGTCAGCGTGATACTGACAGATGTCATCATACACTAGCAACATCTGGCCAGCATATCCAGTCATAAATTTATTGTCGCCCGCCATCGGACGACCATACACTTCATCGGTTCTAAATTGAGCAATCTCTGCATCAGTCGTTTTTCCTTCTCTAATAGCTATAGCACCAGCTATTTCACTCAATAAGGCTGTCTTGCCAACTCCAGACTCTCCTGAGAGCACCAGGCATGTGGGCACTCGGTCTTGTTGTTCGGGAGCAGACTGAATCATTGCAGCTACGTTAGCCTCAAGTCTAGATATTTCTGTGAATGATTGATCAAGAATTCGCTGAATTGCTGAAACGCTAGATCCGCCATCGTTATAGAGACGGATGGCTCGCATCAGAGCAGTTCTTAGGCCCCGGCCCTCGCGAACGAGGCGAGCTATTTCAGCATGGTAAGTCTTAACCATAGTAGGTGTCAAATCATTCAAAGCGGTCATGTTACTAGACTTTCCGGCAAAAGCCTCAATGAGCGGCTTATCGCTGGAAACAATCGACAGCTTCGACACAAGCCATTTCTTATCGGATTCGAGGCAAAATGAAACCTCGGAAACCCAATTCTCAATCTTCTTGGTGACAAGAGGTACATCGATCAGCGTGTCTGCGCCAGTGAGTTTGATAAAAAGGCGCCTGAATAAAGCAAAAATATGCTTCAAGACAGTCGAAACAACGCCAGCAATGGTGCTGACGAATGCAACGCGAACAGCAGACTTGGTCAATGTAGTAAGAGTCTTAAGAAAAGCATCCAGAAATGAGCGGTCCTCAACGCCAAATTTGCCGAAGATCCAAGAAACGACTCCATGAAACATGGCTGTAATGGAGTCAAGATAATCTAGAGCCTTCTTCTTGAATGTGGGCATTGTGGAGTACTCAACATCTTCAACTTCGGTGTTATTTTTAGGCTCTTGGAAAATGCCAAGGCTCTCGAAGAATCCATGCTCAGTAGTCGGAATCGTAACAGGGACATCTTTTCCTAAAATGGAGAAACCCGATCGAGATAGAATTGACCAAGTTAAGGCCGCGGTAGCAGCCAAATAGGGGCTTAAGCCCCCTGCAGACCACTTGGGCAACTGCATCAACAGAACAATAGCAGAGTGAGTCACCCACTTGTCTGGAGACGCGATCGAATGGGCCACGCACTCCATAAGGGGCATAACAACATTCTCAGGGTCTGATACGAAATCTTTGACAGACTCTTTGGTTGGTATGATCCCATCGATCTTTTCTATCAATGCTGAAGCTTTCTCAGCTACAGCGTCAATTTTTGTCATAGGAGAAAATTTCTCCTTTAGGTAATCGATAGGACCATGGAATTCGACCCGAGCCTTCTTGGCGGCTCGATGATTAAACTTCTTAGTTCGGTAACGCATACTAAGAGATTGTAGAACTTTAAATAGGACAACCCCACGATGGGTGTCGGACTTTGCAACGTCGTGACCAATGAGGAAAAAGCAGCCATCAAATCGAAACTCGTAATACTGCTTCGATCTAGGCCTAACATCCATCCATAGGTAGTAAGGTCCGGTGGACGTGGTGGACATTGCAAGTCTAATGAGCACAGATAACCGCTGGATAGTAGAGCGGCGCTGGCTTAAATAATTGTCATCTGGTATCTGGGGATCGCTAGGTATTACAAGCTTACCCATACTACAGATATGATGTTCATGCGCCGTAGCAGAATTAACGGCATAGATCGAGAAGAGCCTAGACATAAATGCATCCTTCCGGAGCCAAGGCTCGATACCAGTCACCTGGTTAAGTATGACATACGCGTGGTGGGGGTTGTTAATTCCCAGCACATGACACAAGGACGACACCTCTCTCACATGAGGGATATATTGCCTATCACTCTCAAGTTGGTTAAGAAGACCAACAGCCCTTCGAACTGATTCTGCGGCACTCCACGCCTTACGAGGCGTATAATGCTGCATGTGATCGTATAACTCAGCCAGTAGAGTTGAATTAACAGGACGAGTTGTAATATCAGTAAAGGACTCGTGAGAAACATGATATGGACAATCGTTAACACGGAGAGCAGGACGTCCCGTTGAAGTCCAGGCGGGCTCGCTGCTTCCACCATATCGATTATAGTAGAAGCATA